AAGCCAATCTGATATCGAAAGCTTACTTTCTATAAGTAAGCTTTTGAAATGTGATAAGATTCTATATGATAGAAACTATGTAAATCCAATCATTGGGGTAGGACCAGAGAAATCATATTTCCAAACCACAAGTTATATGGTTGATCTAAGTCCTCATATTAATAACCTATTAGTTAATATATCTGACTTAAAGAATCTTGGCAAGATTACTCAACTAGAGCCATCTAAAGATAATCCAGAGATAGCTATTCATAAACCAGTTGTATCTGTATTCAATTGGGATGCTGAATATGTTAAAGCATGTATGAATAGCCTAAGAGAATATCAAATAGATGATAATATTATTGCTAGAACTGATGAGTTCCATAATACAGATGATTATAATGAACTTATGGCTGGTAGTGCATCTACTGGAGCATTCAGAATCAATGTAGGTGGATATATGATTGATATTCCTAAATCAGCTATACCAACATTGAAATCTGATCATGTAGTAGCTACAGTATATAATGCTCCTAATAAAGATTTTAACGTTCTTAGATTTAAGATAACTAAACGTAACGGTATCATTGTTAATCAGTCAATGTTATTCTTACCTTACTAGATATGATTTGGCTATAGAGAATCAATCTCTATAGCCAGATTCGTTTATTTAGCATACGGAAAACATTTAAATAATCAAAGGAGGAACGATAATGGCTGAAGATAAAAACGTAAAACAGCAAGAAGGTCTACTAAGTAGTATCCGTAAAGGTCTTGCTAATTTATACGGTCGTACATATTATACGCCACCAGATGGCGATAGCGAATTAACTCATCTAACCGATAGAATCAATGACTCTATGGGTAAGATTATCAATGATATTAACTATTCTACAGGATTATCATCTATTAGTACCCTCTATGCTAAAGCAATCGATTATCAAAACGATCCAAAAGTAGCAGATGGGTTTGATAACCTATTTAAAGATATGGCTAACGATGGAAGTGTATATAATGTATTCTTCAATAATCGTAGCCTACGTTTATTTGATGCTGAGATTGATATGATCTGTAAGTATATGCCTATGCTTGAAGATGCATTAGGTGTATTATGTGATAATGTAATCTCATCTGACCACTTCTCTAAAGACTTTATCTTCATCTCTGATGAAAATGTATCTGTAGAGAATAATAAAGAGCTCTTCTATAATAATATCAAAGTACTTAAAGATAAGTATGACTTACTTATCAAATTCCAAGATATTATCTATAATACTTCTAAGTATGGTGAACGTTTCTATTATATCGTACCATATGAAAGAGCTATTAAGAAGCTATTAGATAACCCAGATAATAAGTTTGTAACTTCACATGAAGCTATGAGTTTAACTGAATCTGGTATTCTTAAACAAACTCCAGCTTTAAAAGAAAGCGGAGATGTATTTGTTAATGCTATTAATAAGAAAGAGCAATCTTTAGATGTTGAATTCACTTTCAATATGAGTAATTCTCTATCTAAAGAGATTGTAGCACATGAAGCCGCAGCTAATAGACTTAAACATATTAAAGAGTCCGCTCTAAACTTTAATGAGGCTACAACAAGTACAGTATCTCTAGTGGCTAATGATAAATTAGACGCTAGTCCATTTTATGATGATACCACAAGTAATGGTTTAATTGTAGCTGGGGATAATAGATTCAATACTAAAGAAGACTGGGGTTTAAATGGTTGTGTATTCAAAGAACTTAATCGTTATAAAATCATTCCAGTTAGAATTGAAGATCTTATCTTAGGTTATGCGTATCTTGAAAACGATAGTATGTATGGTTTAGATGATGACTTCCCAGTAAGTGATACAACTACACCAATTAATGCTATGGGTATCAATGTATCAACAGATCTTGAAGCTACAAAGAACTCTGCTGTTATCTCTGATAGCATTGTTAAGACTGTAGCTAGTAAGTTATCTGCTGCTATTGACAATAAGTTTATTAAACTTAACAAAGATCTATCTAAAGAAATCTATACTGTATTGAAGCATGATCTTCAAGCAGGTAGAAAGAATAAATATAATGTAACTTTCTTACCACCTGATGATGTAGTTCATTGCTATTATAAATTAGATCCTGATACATATAGAGGTATCTCTGACTTATATAAATCTATGATACCAGCTAAGTTATTCATCGGTCTATATATTACCAATACTATTGGTGTAATGACTCGTGCACAAGACCGTCGTGTATACTATGTAAAACAATCTGGTATTGATACAAATATCTCTAAGATTCTATTAACTACTATTGACCAATTGAAACGTCAAAACTTTAATATCCGTCAGTTAGAATCTATGAAGAATGTATTGAATATTCTAGGGCGATTCAATGACTTTGTTATTCCAACTGATAATAGTGGTAATGCGCCAGTGCAGTTTGAAGTTATGCAAGGTCAACAAATTGATCCACAAACTGACTTGATGGAAAAACTCCAATCTATGGCAGTTAATAGTACTGACGTACCATTTGAGATTGTACAAGCAAGACAATCTATGGACTATGCTATCCAAGCATCTATGTCCAACAGTAGATTCTTAAAGAAAATCTATAATAGACAAACTATAGCTAATAGATTCTTATCATCTATTATGACTAAGCTCTATAGAGGTGAGTTTAATAATCCAACAGCGGTTATTAAAGTTAACTTACCAACACCGATGTTCTTGAATCTAACTAATACTAACCAAATCATTCAAAATGCTAATGATGTAGCACAAGCTGCAATGGAAGCATTCTCTGAT